GTCGCCAATTTTACAAATCCAGGCCGGGCCTGCTCTATTGCTTGAGCGAGCGAGGTCTTGAACCAGTCGCCGAGCTTCTGCACATCCTGACCGATAGTCTTGAAATCCACGTGCTTGGCCGCGTCAGCTACCTTGCTGAACACGCCGGCGATTCCTTGCCCGACGGATCCCGCGAAATCCTTGAAAGACTGAGAAGAAAGCTGTTTGCCCAGGTCATTGAACACTGGCACCAGGCCTTCGATCACCGGACTTCCCAGGGAGACAAGCACCTGGTCGAAATTGGCTTTCAGATTGGAGAGCGCGCCGGCCCAGCCCTTGGTATCGTTGGCCATCTGGCCATGGTACAAAGGGCTCTTCTCGATGCCCTCGGTCAAATCCCGCATGGCATCTTTGGCCGGGTACAGACCCTTCGAGATCATGTCCTGGAGCTGCGCACGCGACTTGCCGGTCTGGTCCTCCAGAACCTTCCACGCATCGATTCCACGCAACGCAAACGAGTTCATTACATCCGTGGTCAGGTGGCCCTGCGTCTGGATCTTTCCAAAATCGTCTACGAGGCCCTGGAGATCCGCGGAACTGATCTGGCCCATTCCGTCGAGGGCGTCGCCCAGGGCGAGGATATCGGGCTGGACATCTCTGGCCGAGATCCCCATGCCCTGGAGGTGGAGCGCCGCTTCATCGATATCCGTCGTGGAAAAAGGCGTGTTTGCAGCGAAATTTGCCAGGGATGCCAATTCCGCCTTGGCTTTAGCCGTTGAGCCGTCAAAGATCTCCAGGCTCGATTCGATCTCCTTGGCAGAAGCGGCGGGCGCGAGCAGACTGGAGGCAAGCGAGACCACGGTCTGACCGAGCGTTTGCAGGCCAAAAATGGTCTGGCCCATCTTGGCGCCAAAATCCAGGATGTTGCCGGCGCCCTCTTTGATTTTGGCAAAAAAGCCTGAAAAGCCGCCACCGGCAGAATCGGCCTGCTCCTTCACATTGGACAGTCCAGATGCAGCCTCATCGGCGCCCGCGGCCACCTCGCTACCCATCGCTTCTGCGTCTGTTCCCACTTGCACGAGCGATTCGCCAGTGACTGCTGCGTCTTCCGCCAGAGAAGTAATGCTATTTGTTGCCGAGGAGATCTGCGAGGTAAGATCGCCACCATTAAAGGCCGTAGCCATGGCCTGGAGCGCGGCGGTAGCTTCCGCAGCGATACTCTTGACTGAGCTGATGAGGTCCTTTACCTGCGCGGTGCCCGATTTCAAGTCAGAGAGGTCTACGGCGTACTTGACTGTCATTGAATTGAGCAGGCCCATGTACTTATCCGTTTCCTTTTCTGATTTGATCCGCTGCTTCGGCCTCAGCCTCGGCTTCCAACTCGTAAAATTTGAACCAGCGCAAAAACTGCTGGTTCGACATCAGCTCAAAGTACTCGTCGAGGTCTAATCCGGTAGAACCTCCGCCGAGGTCTCGATAAAGCTTGTAGCGGAACCTTTCGCGGCTATCTTCTTTAAGTTTTTTTTCGCCTTCTCCGCCTCCTCCTCATCCATTCCGGAAAGTTTCTTGATAATCTTCGCGACAGGTGCCAGGACGGATAGGCCCAGCACTTCGGCGAGCTGGCCGATGACCTTCTCATCCTCAAAAATGGGCAGCCCGCTCTCGGTCTCCACCAACGCGAAGGCGAAAGTGGCGGCGATCGAGAGACCATCGTCCTCATCGCCGTCCTCACTCTTCGCGATCTTGTCGATGCGCGACGCCTGGGCTGCTGTCAGCTCGCGGATAGAAAGGTGGCCGTTGAGATCCTCCAGGCCAGCGATCACTTCGGTCAGCGGGATAATGGTGAGCTTCCTGTTCAGGATTCGCTCGCGTATTTCTGCTCTATTCATACGTGGTGCGTGTTTCGCTTTCGTTCGTGTATGCATCGTTAATCCAGGTAGAACTGGTCAGTAAAGTTAAAGGTGTAATCAGCTTCGACGACGCCCTTTGTGGCGCTCTTCAGGTCGCTGTTGGAGACCCAACAATAGCCCTCGAAGTACTCATCGCCGTCGTAGTAGCTGATCGCCAGCAGGTCGCGATTGGTCAGGTTCTTAATGATGGCAGAGTTGCGCCAGAAAGTGTGGCACTTGAGCGTTCCGCTCGTGACGGTCGGCGTGAACGCCTGCCAGCCATTGTCCGTGAAGTCAGTGGTCTCTACGGTCGCGAGCTGGCCGCTGAATTCTGCTGTGTTCGCCCCTGCAATAGCTAAGTAAGGCAAGTATGCCCCGGAGTGCAGCCGGACATACGTTCCAACTGGCTGCGCAACCGTGTAAATGATTTTCGCGCCAATGAGCTGGAGCACAAAGCCGCTGGAGATCGTCGCGAATGCAGCCCCATTCTGCACCGTCGCGATCGTGACACCAGGCGAGCTGCCGCCAGTCAGACCCGCACCGCTGGCCGTCATCTGTGCCTGGTTGGCCTGGCCGAGCGCCGCGGTGAACTGCACCGTGTATGGTCCGCCAGCCGCGCCAGTGACCAGGGCGTTGCTGGCGCCAACACTGGCCAGCGCCTGAAGTGCGGTCTGCACTGCCGAGGCCAGCGCGTTGTAGGCGATACCGCTGGTCGTGTTCGCGCCAAACGTGAGCGTAAACGTCCCGCCCGTTGGGCCACCGGTGATCGTGACCGTTTGCACCTCGTCATTGGCCTGCTGGACGACCACTGCTGTGGCCGGATCCAGCAGGCGTTTGACCTGGTTGGTGATGCTGTAGTGCTGGTGGTCGCCACTATCAGTCATGGCCTCATCCGTCAGGCTCACGCTAGGATAGGACGTGGCGTAGATCCTCGTGTTTGCGTTGTTGACGCCTGTGGCCATGACAGTGCTCCTTCCTGTTTATGCGATCGTTGAAGCACCCTCGACCAGCAAGCTGAAGTCGAGCGTCTGCGCGCTCTTCACATCGCTTTTCTGGTCCCAGGCGGTTACCCAGCAATCCACTGTATGCACCTCAGTCCCGTCCGGGCTTACCTTGACAGCAGGCACCAGCGTCTTCGCAAGGAACGCCGTGCGCAGCGCGAGCTGGCCGGCGTCGCCCGGGATACGCTTGGCAGAACACTTGATCGTGAGACCGGTCAGCGTCGGAATGGAGGTTACCCAGCCCGGCGTGGTGGCGTCGTATGCGGTCGTGTCATCCGTCTGCACCTGATAAGGCAGGTCCATCGAATTGACGCCCTTCACCTTCGTGTCGGGTGTGCCGGTAATACGAACATAACCGGGATACCCCGCAACTCCTGTAGCCATTAGTTTTCTCCTGCTCCGATGCGATAGCGCACCGGCATATGTGTAATTCTGGTATCTGCTGGATCATCCATCGTCAGCGCCAGCTCATACCAGGTGCCCACGTGGCTCATGTTCGCCAGTGCCAGCGGTTGATGGTTGAGCAACCGGTTGAGATTTTTGAGGATCAGCCGGCACTCTTGTGCGCCTGGCTGGATGCTCCAGATGTGCAGCATCAGTGTGTCCTCGTAGCCCAGCGTGTCGAAGGTGCTATCGTCGGTTTCCGTCTCCTCCCCAATGGTGACATACGGGAAGGCCTGATTGGCCGGGATGCCACGAAAATCGAAAACGCCCGTGATGAGCGCCATGAGCGGGGCATCACCTGTCAATTTGAGTCCGACTGCCTCGGCGATCGCCTCCATCGCGCTGAACTCATTGGTCATTGCACAAGATCCTCGCAGGCCTGCACAAACTTCTTGCTATTGGTCTCAAATGCCGGGCCAAGATAGGGCTGCGCTACCATGCGGCTGGTTCCAAATTCCACGTACTCGGCATGGTCTGTGCCATAGGTCAGGCTGCCCTCTAGTCCCTGCACATCCTTCTCGGCACTATCCCTCAGATGAACATAGCCGCTCTCGTGCCTGGTCACCGCGTCGTAGGGCACGGCCTTCTGACTGTCCTCAAAGGTGCCCTCGACGGCCTGGGCGACGGCATTCTCAGCGCCCGTCTCAATGCGGGCCATTTCCGCGTCCAGTGCGGCGAGCAGATCATCCACTCCCTCAATTTCAATACCGCTCATGAGCCAGCTCCTGCTTCCATGTGCTTTGCCAGCACTCTCAGAAACACTGTATAGGTGCTCGGATCTAAGAGATCGATGATTTCATAGGTATCACCCTTGTAGCTGAGCCGATCGGTGCGTACAATGTCGCTTCCAGGCGGAAAGCAGAACAGATTCTCATTGCGCGCGACCGTCTGCTGCGCGATCTGCTCTAGACGCGGCGTGCCACTGCTGATCACCAGGCACTTGAGCGTGTCGTGGAGCGGGAATGTCTCACGAAAGCCCTGTGCGCCGTCGGGCGTACGCGCACTTCGTAAGATACCAACATCTTCCTTGCACGCCAGCGCGTTGAAAAAGGCGCTCAGCTCCGCGAGTTGCGCATCCGAAAAGAGTGCTGCCATTTACCACCACCACAATCCGACGGATGGGATACCGAACTCGCCCTGGCTGCCAGGCTCCAGGAAGTCGAGATCCACGCGGCCCATCTGCCAGGCGCTCTGACCCAGTTCGATACCGAGCTTCACCAGATCAGCCTCAGCGTCATCCAACAACGCCTTGATCTGGGCGAAGGCCTGCTGGCGCTGCGCACTCGTCGGACCTGGCAATGCCACTGCTACACGCGTTGCAAGCAGGCGTGCAAAGCGCTTGAGCGCGTAGTAGTTGAGCAATGCCAGGTAGCCCATGACCTGGGCCTGCGCGCAGTTGTACGTGGCGAGATCGGTCTCGACCACGCCGAGCTGGCGCAAGCTCATATCAATAGCCGTGCTGTAAGCGGTCGCGGACTGGTCACTGGTAAATCCAGCATCAGCGGCCAGCTCCGCAAACTCGCTCGTCAGCCACACCAAAGCGGCAGCGCGATCCATCAGCTAGCCTCCGCTCTGTTGGGTATCTGGCGCCTGGTCAGGCAGCGGCTCGCCATTGCAGTTGACCAGCTTGCCATTGACCAGGTAGCGGCCGCCTGGCACAGCGACATCCAGCCGCTGTGCAGGCTGCTCGGGCTGAGGCTGCTGAGCATCGCCCGCCTGGTCTTTATCCTTGCTTGTGCTTGCCATCGTTCAGGTCTCCTTCCTACGGAAACTACAGGGACCAGGCCGCGGGCGCCGTGTAGGTGGCGTTCTGGGTGTACAAACACGCACCGTTACGCCGCTCGTAGACGCCGATGCCATACTCGCGCTCCATGTAGGTTGCCATCAGTGGATAGCTGGAGAACTGGGCGGCGATGCGCAGATCACCACGGTTCACATTGCCAGCGCTGGGGCGTGTGCGCTTGCGCAACGGCTTATCGACCTGGGTGTTGAAGGCGAACAGGTAATTGGTGGGAACCCACGGTTTCACCCAGACCTCAGCGGGTCCGAAGATCCCGATCGGGCGGTTATAGATGTTCAGGATGTCCAGCGGGGTATCAAGCGCACGGTCCTGGTTGACTCCGGGCGTGATGCGGATATCATAGTACTGCTTGAAGTCCGCGAAGCCGCGCACGGTCGTTTCCTGGCCGCGGTTGATGTAGACGCGCACGGTACCCTGCGCCCAGTGCTCAACAACCGTGTCAATGAGCGTGTGGACATCGGCGTTCGCAAAGCTGCTCGTGCCAAGGAAATGCGTGTGCGTGTTGGGATCGAAGGTGTTGCCATACTGATCGGGCGGAATATACGCGCCGTCGGCGTTGAGTAGTGCCCGCTGCGCGATCGTGATATTATCGACCAGGCGGTCTTTGTAGGTCAGGTTGTTGGTCGGGTTGAACAACGCGCCCCGGATCGCTGCGAGCTGGTCACGGATATCCGCATCGGTGCAGGCAGTGACCACCTGCTCCAGGTCGCCAATCGTCTTGGTCTCCATGAAAAGCTGGGTTACCCCATAGGCAACTTGCTTCAGCTTCAGTGGGAAGCCCATGAGCGTCGGATCAACCTGGACTTTCTGGGTCTCAGGCCGGCTAAACTCATCGCCGTCCATCATCGTGGTCTCTGCGTTGCTGCCCCACGTAATGAAGCGCTCGGTGGTGGGATCCACCAGGTCCATCATCACTTCATCCATCAGGCGGTTGTGCGCTGCTAGGAAGATGCTGAGCTGCTCATAGAGCGTGTCCGGGTTGTACAACCCGATGTAGTCATTGGCCGCGGCCCTGCGCCCGCCAATGGTATCGAAAATGGAAAGAGTACCGTAAGCCACTTACTGGCTCCTTTCTTAGCTTGAGCCAGCTAGTAGCTTTTCTTCACGTAGATGCGGGTGGCATCCACTACGCGGCCAATCGGTACGGTTCCGATCTCTGTCGGAGAGTCATTCAGCGCGCCAGGCGTGGTGTCATCCAGGTACGCGAAGCTGCCGGGTGTGAGACTGGCGCCGTAGCGGAAATTGACATTCCAGAAGAGTGTCACCGGATCGCCGCTGGTCACGTCGCCTGCTGCAAAGCCATCCACGACGCCGCCACCGGTGCCAGTAGTGTTGCTGGTCGGAGGATTGGCCGTGTTGGTGACCGGGGGCGCGGTGAGCGTAAAGCCGGTGCCAATGTTGGTGCCAGCACCATTCTGGAGGAAGAACGCGCCGCCGTTGGCAGGCGTCATATAAACCTCGTATTTTGTGGCAGCATTGCCGCCAGAGCCAGCCGCAGCGGGCGAGGTCACGGTGATGGTGGAGGT